ATTTATTATTATATTAGAAATACCATCAAATTCATATGAATTTGATGGTATTTCTAATATAATAATAAATAAGAGAAATTCATCATTCATGATAAATGAAGATTATACTTTAGTAGATACAACTACAAATATAAAAGTAATTATAAAATTTACAATTGTTGACAGAGTTATAATTAATTTAAAATATAAAAGACTAGGAAATTCTCTAGAGAATATGATTGACAGAGGCCCTCTTGTAGTTGATTGTCATTGGTTTAGATATAAAGGAACAAAGATTGCATTTGATGTACAAGATGCAAAAACACAATTAATATCACAAATTAATAGTGATTCTTTTAAAGATACATTTTTATCACCAAGAACGTCTGTTACAAATGGAGAAATACAAAGATCACTTTTGAAATCTTTTGTTAATTTTGTTGTAAACAATACATCAATTGACAACTCAAGATTTGAATTTCAAACGGATAAAATAGTTATATATGATGAATATAACAATCCAACAATAATTACCTCTGCTAATTTATATACTCCTGGTATGGGGCTTGCAGATGCTGAAGGCATCTTAAATGACGGTTTGATTTATATAAATCCTACTGAACAAACTGTAGAAATTGTTTATCCTGCAATATGTCAACCTATCAAATTTGGCAGTGATGAGAGATCATTTAATTACGATTAAATTTTATGAGTGTAACAATAAAAAATGAAAATTACGGATATTCAGTAGCAACATATGGTGATTATGTTGCAATTGGATCACCACCTTCATTTAGAAAAGATCAAGGATTTTCAATTGGAATGGTAAATGTTAAAAAATATGATTCATCCGTTGATCAATATGTTCCATATTTGGAATTACAAAAAACTTTAAATTTACCACAATTAGATTTAGCATTAAGTGATACAAATTTTGCAGAGTTGTTAACTGAAAATGGTGTAAGTATTGGTGGTAATATAAGTGAAACTGATATTGTAAAGTTAGAAAATGAATATGGAAATTCTCTTTCAATTTATGGAAGTGAATTAGCTGTAGGTACTAGATTTTTTAGTTGTTCATTTGTAAGTCCAAATAATTCATCAGGACAAACTCTTACTACAGGATCATGTGTTGATATCTATGAACTATCTTCAGGATCAATTTATGCATATGCAAGTATAAGCAGTTCATTTAATGATGAAACTGGAAGTTTTGCGGGATCTATTTCATTGGGTCAAAATGTATTGGCAATAGGTTGTACCAAAAAATATAACAATAAAGGAGCAGTTTATATTTACCAAAAGATAAATAACAACTGGGTATATGCTCAAACTTTAGTTGGTAGTAAAAGTAAAGAAGGTGATTATTTTGGCCATTCTTTAAAAATTGATCCAAGTGGAAGCAAAGATTTGATTGTTGGTGATTATACCGGAAATGGAACTGGATCAGTTTATTTCTTTGCATCTTCTTCTACAGGATGGAATGAAGTAAATTATGTAAACGCAGATCAAAATTTTAATTACAATCTTTCTTATGTAAATTATCCTCCAAGTGCATCATATTCACAATCATTTGATGGATTTGGATATTCTGTTTCAATTTACGGTGATAATGCAGTTGTCGGTTGTCCATTTGAATCAGAATATTATGAATATACTTCATCACAACAATTAAGAAAACGTGGTGCTGTATATTTTTATTATAAATGTAATGTAAACAATAAATGGGTATTTGATAAAAAATCATATGGTGATGATAATACATTTAAAGATAACAAGTTAGGATACAACGTTGATATATTTAACAATTATACTATAGTATCCGCACCAAAATATGTTTTTCCGTTTTCTTCTAGTTTTATAACAGGATCATTAAACAAAGTTTTAACCACAGAGGATCTAGAGAGATCTTTTAATTTATTGGGTCAAGTATTGTTATATGAAAATACTGAAAGTAATTGGAGTGTAAGTAAAAATATATTCAGATACAAAACATATGGAATTCCATACACAGTGTTTGGATTTGATGCCGCAATTTCAAATAAATCAATTGTAGTAGGATCACCATGTTTGTTTGCAGATACAAACAGAACAGTAGATACTAGTATAACTAATTATAACAACATTCACGGATATTCTTATATATACAATCTAAATACAGATCTAAAAGATTATCATATTGGTAATATATTCTATAGAAACGGATTGTTGGTAATGAAAACTAGCGGATCTATTTTTGACAACATGATGTTGAAACAAAATCCTCTCACAGGTTCATATTATGATGTTAAATATCAATCTAATTTTTCAATTTATGAAAACCAAACTATTTGTAGAATTGAAACTGGTGAGTTTAATGTAAGCACAAATCCAACTGCGGTATATAGAGACAAATTTGACTATGACATTGATGGTGATACACACTTTACATTCAATGATTTGGATCTAATTTTACGTTATATTTCATCCAAGAATTCAAACAATGAAAGATGGTGGGAAATAGTTGTAGATGGTTCTTATGAAGAAAGCTTATTTGGTTATTACACTGGATCATTGGGTCAAGATAACAATTATTATGTAAGTAAATCAGTAATAAACATGCCTGAATATACTACTTTAGTATCTATAGATTCAAAATTGGATGTAAACAATGATAAAATGGTCAATGTTAATGACATGTTTATTTTATGGAAGTATTTTATATCAGAATTGGATGAAAATTCATTGAAACCATTTATTACAAATAAATGCATGAGATCCAAATATCAAGATGTAATGAATTATTTGGATAATGCAACTGCAAAATACAACAGAACATACATAAACCCACAGTTTTTTGATTATGAATATAGTTCTTCAGTAGATACAACTGGTTCTTATTTGGCTCCTTATATTACTACTGTTGGGTTGTATAGTGGAACAGATTTGGTTGCAGTGGGTAAATTGGGAACTCCAATTAAAAATAGTAAAGATTTCCCGATAAATATTTTAGTAAAATGGGATGTCTAATCATATTTATAATTAATAATATAACTATATGGCAACAATTGATAGACCTTCATTAGAAAAAAACTTGGAAACAAGATATGAAACACAACCTGTTGGTGGGGCTTATAATGCCAAAGATATTGTAAGACAAGGTGGCAATGTTGTATCATTGGGAGGCAGTACATTTGACACAAATTATACAGTTACAAAGGGATTTAAAACAAAAATGACTACTGGTGTAACTGAATTAAAAGACGCTGCTGGTGCTAGTTCCAAACAACTTTCACTTTACATGCAAGGTTTCAATAATAAACCATACAAACGCTAATACATATACTATATATTGGTATATGGTTATATTAGGTTTAGATTCATCTACATCAGTTACAGGTTGGGCATTTAGTAAGGACGGCAAAGTCTTGGATGCTGGTTATATTGACACCAAAAAGTTTGAAACAACCAAAGAAAAAACGTTTTTTGTTATATCAGAATTAGAGAAAAATTCTTTAATCAAAGAAATTACCACTATTAATTTAGAAGCTGCTTTGAGTGGTTTTGCTGGGGGATTCACAAGTCAACAAGTTATTATTACATTAGCCCGTCATAATGCTGTTTTTGCATATATTATTGAAGAACATTTCAAAGTTAAAGTAAATCTGTTATCCGTAAACACCATGCGTAAACAGTTATTTGGTAAATGTAGGATCAAAGGAATTAAATCTAAAGACTTTGTTAAATCTGAGTTGGAGTCACTTTGTCCAGACGTAATTAAATTTACTGTTCTTAACAAAAAGGGTAATTGGGATGAGAGAAACGGTGATATGTATGATGGTATAGTATGTGCATTATATAAAGATGAACCGCAACAAAATACTAGAGTTAGCAAAAAAGATAAAAGCCTTAGCAGAAAAAGGTAAGGATGGTGAAAGAAATGCGGCTAAAGAAAAATTGGAACGGATATGTAAAAAATATAACATATCACCCAGTGAGTTAACGCCTTCAATAGAAGCCAAAGACTTTTATTTTATTATAAATGATTCAAATGAAAGAGATCTACTGATCAACGTTTCATGTATGATATTGGATGTGCCTGGTCTAAAATGGAAAGAAAAAAATGATTGTGTAAAAATGACAATCACACAGGAAAATTATAAAGATATATACAATGCATTTGAATATTATAAAAAAATGTATAATGATTATAAAAGATACATTATGCAGGGTATAATAATGAGAAATGCAATAGGATACATTCCAAAACCACAAAATTATACTCAAGAAAACGTTCAACAAGATATAAATCCCCCACCAATTGAAGATGTTGATTCAAAACAGAAAGACAATGAAAATGGGGATAAAAATGAAGAATTTGAACATAATGACAAGAAAAATGAAGATGTTTCTGAAGATCCTATTGACCCAATAAAATTAATGAAAGTTGCAGTTTCAGTAGAACATAAACCGTGGAAAAAACCTTTAGATAATAACTTGATAGAATAGAACTATTGAGATATGATCTGTTTTAAATGTTGTTACAACAAGAACAAATTTTATCTACTTTGAATGGAGTATTGAATCAGATCCCCAAGATCAGAAAGGGAACTGATGCGGTATATTATTGTCCAATTTGTAAACATTATAAAAGAAAGTTTGAAGTAAGTTTAGTGACTGGTAAATACAATTGTTGGGTGTGTGGATTCAGTGGCACTAGTTATAAAACACTATTAAAAAAACTCAATGCTCCCTCAAAATGTTATGTATCAATTGGTGAACTTAAGAAAGTTCAACAAACAAAAGATTTCTTAATTTCTTTTGATGAAGAACCTGAAAAGGTTGAACTCCATTATTTACCAAAAGAATATAAACCAATGTATCAACCATCAAATGAATTGGAATATAGACATGCTTTGGTATATCTAAAAAACAGAGGAATTACAAAGTCAGATATTCTTAGATATAACATTGGATATTGTACAGAAGGACAATATAAAAATAGAATTGTAGTACCTTCTTATGACTGTAATGGTAATTTAAATTTCTTTACCGCAAGAAGTTTTTATGAAACCAAATCACTGAAATATATTAGTTGTAACTATTCAAAAAATATCATTGGATTTGAAATGTTGATCAATTTTGATGAACCAGTCACATTGGTTGAAGGTCCATTTGACGCTATTGCAGTAAGAACAAATTGTATTCCATTATTTGGAAAAACAATGAGCAAAAAACTAAAGATGAAACTATTGGAATATGATGTACCAATGGTAAATGTCTTGTTGGATAATGATGCATTGGAAGATTCTATAAAAATATGTGAGTTTTTAACAAAACATGATATTCCAGTAAAATTAGTACAATTAGACGGTAAAGATCCAAACGTAATTGGTTTTGAAAAAACTTGGCAAATGATAGATGCTACTGATACAGTAGACTTTGAGAAACTGTTTAAATTAAAAATAACAATATAATATGGCAACATATCTAAAATCAGATATACAAGAGTATAAGAATATTTTTCACATTGCGGATATTCACCTACGTCTTACAAAGAGACATGATGAATATCAACAGGTGTTTGAAAAACTATACAAGGCAGTTGAAAAAACACCAACAGAAACAGTTGTTGCGGTATTGGGTGATCTATTTCATTCAAAGAGTGATCTTTCACCTGAATGTGTAAAAATGGCATCAGATTTTCTTCAAAATCTTGCCAACAGAAGACCAACCGTATTGATTGCGGGTAATCATGATGCCACTCTAGCAAATAAAAATAGATTGGACAGTTTAAGTCCTATTGTTAACGCAATCAACCATCCTAACCTATTTTATTTAAAGGACTCTGGTCTTTATATCTTAGGAGATATTTTATTTAATCACTATAGTGTATTTGATGAACCGGAAAATTACATTAAGTTTAAAGATATTCCAAAGGTATATCTAAACGAAACCAGATACAATATTGCATTGTTCCATGGACCTGTAAATGATGCAATTACTGACGTTGGTTATAAGGTAACTAGTAGAACAATCACAAACAAGTTGTTTGAAGGACACCAAATTGTTCTATTGGGTGATATTCATAAACACCAAGTTCTAGAAAGAGATGAAACTACTATTGTTTATGCGGGTTCATTGATTCAACAAAACCATGGTGAAGAATTGAAGGGTCATGGATTTGTTTTTTGGGATCTAAAGACTAAAGCATTCAAACATTTTGAAGTGGTTAATGACTATGGATTTTATACAGTTGAAGTAAACAAAGGTAAATTAGTTACAGACTTTTCTGATATTCCTAAAAAGGCAAGACTCAGAATGAAATGTATGGAAAGTGTTGCTACTGAAGTTAAGTCTGCACTTTCAAAGGTAAGAGAAGTATGTGAAGTTACAGAAGTGTCTTATGTTAGAGTAGATGCGGGTGATGTTTCATCAAAAAATATCATTAATAATACTGAATTTAATTTGAATGATGTATCAGATGTGGATTATCAGAATAAATTAATTACTGATTACCTAACATCAAAAAATAATAATGTAACCAAAGATACCCTTGAACAAATTTATAAAATAAACAAGGATTTAAATGCTACTTTAGAAAAAGAACACATTGTAAAAAACATCAGATGGAAACCTAAGAAATTTGAGTTTGACAATATGTTTAGTTATGGTGAAGACAACGTAATTGATTTCACTAAGATGCATGATGTAGTTGGTTTGTTTGCCAACAATGCATCAGGTAAATCTAGTGTATTGTCTGCACTATCATTTTGTATTTTTGATAAGTGTGACCGTGCATTTAAAGCATCTCACATTCTTAACAGTCAGAAAATGAACTTCAAATGTAAGTTTAACTTTGAAGTTAACGGTGTAGATTTCTTTATTGAAAGAAAAGGTCAAGCTGATAAGAAAGGTAACGTTAAAGTAGATGTTAAGTTCTGGAAAGAAGAAGGCGGTAAAGTAGTTGAACTTAATGGTGAAGCACGTAGATCAACTAATGACATTATCCGTGATTATGTTGGTACTTATGATGACTTTATTTTGACTGTATTGAGCATTCAAAACAATAAAGTAGGTTCCTTTGTAGACATGGGTCAAACAGAACGTAAAGATCTATTGGCACAGTTCATGGGACTAACTATATTTGATAATTTATACAATGATGCTTCAGATAAGACTAAAGAGATCAATGTATTGTTGAAGAATTTTAAAAATAATGACTATACACAGAAGTTATTGGATTTGACTAATTCTATTGAGATTTCATCTAGTCTGGTAAAGTCTGAAAATAAACTATTGGATGATCTAACACAACAACGTGAAGATGAAAACAATAGACTGTTAGAAGAAACTAAGAAACTAATCAATATCACAGGTAATTTTACTGATATTACATCATTAGAATCAAAGAAGATCATGTTAGAGAATAATATTTCTACACATTCTTCTAGTCTATTGACTTTTAAAAATCAAGACGTTCAACTTCAAAATTCTCTAAAAGAAAATAATCAAATCATTTCAAATTATGAAAATGATGACATTACTACTAAGTATGAAAAGTTTACTGAACTGTCAAGTTCACTAAAACAAACAGAACAATTGATTGAGAAGAAAAAGATTGTTGTTAAATCTAAACTAGACAAATTAAAAAAACTAGAGGAACATAAATATGACCCAAATTGTATTTACTGTACAACCAATGTATTCGTAAAAGATGCAATCAAGACCAGAGAAGAGTTAGAAGTTGATAAACATGAAGCTCAAACTCTTGTTGCAGAATATACACAGTCTAAAAATAAAGTAAATGAACTGACATTCATTGGTGATAATTATAAAAAATATAATGAGGCTTATAGATTAAAAGCTGAATTGGAATCTAAGATTTCAAAGTTAAGTAATGATATTCTAAAGATTGAAAATAAGATATCTACAGATCAAAACAGTTTGATCAATGTAGAATCACAAATTAAAGAATATTATGAACAAAAAGATGCAATTGAGTTTAATCAAACTATTAAACAAACAATTGAAAGTATCAAACTTAATATAAAATCAATTGACGTTGATATTAAAAATAAAAATAATAGTATAATTAACCATACTACCAAGTTGTCAAACTATATTGAACAGAAGAAAACAATAGAAAAAAATATTGAAGACACTAAGTTATTAGAAACTCAATATGAAGCTTATCAATTGTACACCTCTGCAATTTCAAGAGACGGTATACCATATGATTTGATTAGCAAAGCTCTTCCTACAATTGAAAAGGAAGTTAATAACATATTAAATCAGATTGTTGAATTTACTGTAACTCTACAGACTGATGGTAAAAATGTAACTACACATATTAATTATGAAGATAAGAAGTGGCCATTAGAATTAGCAAGTGGATTGGAAAGATTTATCAGTTCATTGGCTATTAGAGTAGCATTAATTAATGTAAGTAACTTACCAAGACCTAATTTTATAGCTATTGATGAAGGATTTGGATGTGCTGACGCTGATAATCTATCCTCTATGAGTACACTATTTGCATTTTTGAAAACTAATTTTGACTTTGTTTGGATCATAAGTCACTTGGATGTTATGAGAGACATGGTTGATAATAGAATTGAAATTAAGAAAGAAAACGGATTTAGTAAAATAAGTTTTATATAAAATCTGATAAATATTAACATCTTGAATTTTTTAGCAATATTTATATTTAGTTTTTAAAACTCAAATTTTGAAAGGAAAATTATAACTATGCCAATTCAAGAAGGTGGAAGATTTACGCCGCAGGACACAATTGTAAGTCCTGGGGTATTTACAAGGGAACTAGACTTATCAGGTATTACGCAGGGAGTAGCTGATATTGGTGCAGCAATTGTTGCACCATTCCCAAAAGGCCCTGGCTTTGCTCCAACATTAGTAACCAACACATATGATTTGGAAACTAAGTTTGGTATTGCAGATGGAGTATACTATGGTCCATATACTGCAAAGGAATACTTAAATGAAAAAGGATTTGTAACCGTAGTCAGAGTAGGTGCTTTGACTGGTTACAATCAAGATTATCCATTAGCAATTTATGCTCAAAAAGGTACTTGGAACAGAAATGTTGACATTGGTTCACTTACAAGTGGATCATCATTCTTAACTCCATCTGGATCATTAGTATCCGGATCTGTTAATTATCTAGCAGGTGTAATTTCAACTGGAAATTATACTACTGGATCAGGTGGTGGTGTTATTATTAGTGCTACATTTAGCGGATCAATCCCAACTGCATCTTTTACGTTTACATTTGCACCAAATGCATTAACATCAACAACTGGATCTACATCAGTAAATGGATCTAGTGGAAGTTTACTATATGCAGGTCAAACTGTAACAACAACTGCAGCTGCATATGCAACATTTACTAATTTGACTGGTTCATGGGCATATACTAGTAGTTTAAATTCTACAACCAGTTATACCTCTGCTCAACTATTGGATTACGGTCTACAAAATACAACCGTAACATTCCCATTACCAACAATTGTATCTTTGTCAGGAACATCTGATCCATTCACTAACGCATTGTTGATTAGTGGTAGTTTGGTATCTTACAAAGGTACATGTGCTTCACCTGTATTCAGAGTACAAGGTATAATTTCAGGATCATTTGGTAAATACAATGGTACATTTAGTGTAACAGGTACTGCTCCATATGTTGATGATTGTAACGTATGGCATTCTGGAAGTTCTACTTCTGAAACAGTATTATTGGCAGTTCTAGCTGATACAAGAAATGCTACAATTACAAATCTATCCTCACCAGGATTCAATGGTTCTACACTTTCATCTGCAAGTGCTTTGACTTCAAATAGTTCAAGTGTACAACAAGATTACTATTTGACACTAAGTGGAAGTAACTTGGGTTCATATGGTGTATTTGAATTCTCCTTGGATTCAACAAGTCCTAAGTACATTGAAAATGTGTTTGGAACAGATCCAACTGCAGTAAGTACTGCAATTCAATTGAATCCTGCTTATTTGTATACTACATTCTCTGATACAATCAAGAGAATTTCAAATAATTCAACAAGTTACAGAGTAGGAATTGCTGCTCTACCAGGCGGAATTTTCTCTGGATCAAAAGCATTGAATTTCACTGATGCAAATTCATTTAATCCATCAAACGGTGATAGTAACTTTGGTCTAACCAATGCTTATACACCATTCATTGTATCTCAAAAAGTTGCCGCAGTAAATGGTACCACATCAAGATATGAATTGTTCAAAGTTCATACTCTATCTGACGGTACAAACACTAACAAGCAATATAAGATTGAAATTAGTGATGTTAAATTGGCTGGTACAGTATCAGGCACAGATTGGGGTACATTTACTCTATCTGTACGTGATTATAATGATACAACAAAACGTCCTAAGTATCTTGAAACATTCACAAACTTGTCACTAGATCCAGATTCTAGCAATTTCATTGCACGTAGAATTGGTGACAGATACAACTACATCAGTTATTCTGGTAAGATTATTGAATTTGGTACTTATGCCAATGTAAGTAAGAATATCAGAATTGAAATGACTACCAGTGATTATCCAGTAACTGCTGTTCCATATGGATTCAATCCTTATGATGTACCAGTTGCAGGTGATCTTGCTAATGTAGCTACTACAATGAAGTACAGTAGAGCTTCTTTATATGGTACACAACTTGGTAAGTATCCATCTGGTGTTGTATTTGATGCAATTCCAAGTACAGATTCTGAATTGGTTGCTCTATATCCAACCGCTTCAACTGGAGTAGAAACATATGATGACAACATCCAATATTTTGCTCCAGTTCCAAGTGGTGCAACTAACGGTAACAACGTTGGATTTGCTTTGGATGATGTAATTGTTGGAAGTGGTACTGGTTCAATATTATCTCCAAGTTTGAGTGGTAGTATTCCAAGTACATCAACTTCATCTGAAACAACTTATGTTAAACTACGTAAGTTTGTTCTTGGATTCCAAGGTGGATTTGACGGTCAATCACCAACAATTCCAATCAATGTAGGAAGTTCAATTACCCCAGGTAACACTCAAGGTCTAGATTGTACAACAATTTCTAGTGCAGGTTCAGTAGCATACAAACAATGTATTGGTGCTCTTGGAAATGCAGATGAATTTGATATCAACTTGATTGCTCTACCAGGTATTTTCAATCAACATCACTCATACGTAACAACACTAACAATTGATATGTGTGAATCCCGTGGTGATTGTTTCTACATCATGGATAACGTAACATTCCCATCAAGCAATCAAAGTGTAGGATTGATTGATGCTGCTGTAAGTAACGTAGCTACAATTGATAGTAATTATGTAGGTACTTATTATCCTTGGGTTAAGATCCTAGATACTAACACAAACAAGATTGTAAGTGTACCACCTTCAGTAGTACTACCAGCAGTTTACGCTGCTAATGACAAAGCAAGTGCAGAATGGTTTGCTCCAGCCGGTCTAAACCGTGGTGGTATTCCACAAGCTGTACAAACTCTTGATAGATTGACTCACGCAGAACGTGATACACTCTATGAAGGTCGTGTAAATCCAATTGCAGCATTCCCAGGTCAAGGTATCTGTGTATGGGGTCAAAAGACTCTACAAGTTGAATCAAGTGCTCTAGACAGAATCAACGTCCGTAGATTGTTGATCAACTTGAAGAAGTACATTGCTTCAACTAGTAAGTACCTTGTATTTGAACAAAACGTAGCTGCTACACGTAACCGTTTCTTGAGTATTGTTAACCCATACCTAGAAAACGTACAACAACGTAGTGGATTGTATGCCTTCCAAGTCAAGATGGATGATACAAACAATACACCAGACATTGTTGATAGAAACATCCTATACGGTCAAATCTATCTACAACCAACCAAGACTGCTGAATTCATAGTACTTGATTTCAACCTCTTGCCAACTGGTGCTACATTCCCTAATGCCTAATTGGTAAATAATTAAACAGAACCCCACTTAGAAATAAGTGGGGTTTTTTCTTTATAAAATCTATTTATATTGTACGATGATTAAGCTGACAGATTTATTATTACAAGAAGCTAAAATTCCAGCTAGTGAACAAGAAATGGATTTATATGCTAAAAAGTATAAAAAGACCATTGATTATTTACGTAGTAAGAATAAAGTATTACTATTAACAACCAGTAATAGATGGGTCAAACACAAAGAAGATGTACCAAAAAGTACACAATTGGCCATTAAAATTCAAGAATTACTTGGTAAAGAAAAAGTAACTTTGATTGATACTACAAAATTACATATTGTTCCATGTGAAGGAAATGTAAGTAGTAATAAAGAATTTGGAGGAAATCATTGTGGTGCTATTAAAGCTTTATTAAAAAATAAAGAACAAAATCCAAGTGGATATCATCGTTGTTGGGCTAGTATAAATGAAAAAAATGATGAACTTTGGAAGATTAGTAAAGAATTATTTGAAAGTGATACCGTTGTATTTTTTGCTAGTATTAGATGGGGTCAGGCCAATGGATACTATCAAAAATTAATTGAAAGATTAACTTGGATTGAAAATAGACATTCAACTTTAGGTGAAGCCAATATAGTAAAAGATATTGATGCCGGCTTTATTGCCGTTGGTCAAAATTGGAATGGCAGAGATGTTACAAAAACACAAAAAGACGTTCTTGAATTTTTTGGATTTAAAACTCCTGATGAATTATTTTGGAATTGGCAATTCACTGACAATCCACTTGATGAAACATCTAGATCTTATAACAAGGCAATTACTGTATTTGACAACACATTTGAAATATGAATAAATTAACTCAATTTTTAGTAGACAGTTTATTAAATGATCCAAAACCAATATTAAATGAAGGTGGTGCTTATGGACATCTAGCACATCCATATGAAGATATGGAATTGACATTCCAAGATTTAAGAAACATGGTGGATCAATCTCTATTAGGTGACTTAAAAGCATTTGAAAAAACTGACGGTCAACAACTTTCTTTTACGTGGAAAGATGGACAATTGAGACTTGCAAGAAACAAAGGACATCTAAAAAATCAAGGTCAAAATGCTTTGACTAAGGATAGCATCAAAGTAATGTTTTCTGATAAACCACAAAATATTCAAGATGCTTTTAGTTTTGCGGTGGATGATTTATCAAATGCACTATCAAAAGTTCCAAGAGAAGAATTAAATCAAATGTTTGGTAATGGTAAAAAGTTTGCAAGTGTTGAAGTAATTTATCCAGCTACAAAGAACGTAATTCCATACAATTTAAGTATGTTGGTATTTCACGGAATTATTGAATATAATGATTTAGGTGAACCAATTGCGGGTGGTGATGCTGAATCTGGAATTATACTTGGCAATTTAATTAAAAGTGTAAATGCTGATGTACAAAATACATTTACTATCAGAGGACCAAACAAATTATTGTTATCTAAAGTAAAGAATTTACCACAAAAAAGAAAACAATTCATGACAATGATTGATCAATTGCAAGGATCATTCAGTGATCAAACAAAAATTATTGAGTATCATAAAAATTGGTGGAATAATTTTATCAGAGAAAAGGCAGATTCATTTGGATATTCAATTTCACCTGACGTATTGAGTCTATTAGTTAAAAGATGGGCAGAATTTGATAAAAGTGTTAGCATAAAAAGTATTTTAAAACAAATTGACAATGAAGAATTTAAGAATTTTGTCAGTGCTTTTGACAAAGAAAGTCATGAACAACAATACAAAAATAACATCAGACCATTTGAAGAATTATTTTTAAAATTAGGAGTTGAAGTATTGAAAAATGCTGCTGGTTATATGGCTGCTTCACCTGATGAAGCTGCTAAACAAATAGCAAGTGATGTATTGATACAAGCAAAAACGCTCAAATCCAAAGGTGCAACGGAAGATCAATTAAACAAATTAAAGAATGAATTACAAAGATTAAAAGTTGTTGGTGGATTGAAAAAAATTGTAGGTTCAGAAGGATTAACATTCTTTTATAATGATAAAATATACAAATTAACTGGTCTTTTTGCTCCTGTTAATCAAATTTTAGGATTATTAAAATATCAAAGATAAATTTAGTTATATATAATATAAAGGTTATTAAATAATATGAAAAGAGCATCAGATAAAAGTAATTTGTCTATTGTAAAAGACTATTTGGATGGTAATAGACCATTTATTCAAGTTGGATATGATCCAAATTTAAACAATAGCAAAAGAAAAGAGGGTGAAATTTGGGAGGATAGTCAAGGCAATAAATGGATGTGGAAAAATGGTAGCAAAAGAAAAATACCTAAACTTGCTCAAATTAAAATTGAACAAAGATGTAATATTTGTAATGCAGATACTAAATGGGGAAATTATTTGGATCAAAAAGTATATCCAAAAACAGGTAGATGTTATGACTGCAATATTGCATTTGATAGTAAACTAAAAATACTTGGCGTATTTGAAGATTATGAAAAACATAAAATTTATAAAAGTATGCTTTCAGAAATGAATGATTTCAAACAACAAATGACAGAAAGCCTTACTTATCTTGAATCAGATAGTTCATTGCCTAAATTACAATATTTTAATGAAGACGGTTCACAAGAATTTTGGACAGATGATACTGATATGAAGAGTAAAGTATTAACTGATCTTAAAAAGGATCTGACAAGTGTCAATGAAAGAATTGATGAATTAAATAAAAAAATAAGTGAATTAAAATATGATTCAGTTATTGAAGAAAAAGCAAAACAAATGACTTTGGAAAAACTTAATAGTCAAGATCAATGAGTGTACAGAAAACATTAAAAGATGTAATCAAGGATGAATACAAGAGATGTCTTGTAGAACCTATGTATTTCATGAAGAAATATGTAAAAATTCAACATCAAACAAGAGGTATTATTCCATTTGAATTATATCCGTTCCAAGAAGAAACATTACAAGACTTTATTGATCATGATAGAAATATTGTACTAAAATCCCGTCAAATGGGTATTTCTACGCTTGTTAGTGCGTATGCATTGTGGACAATGATATTTAATCCAGGCAAAAACGTATTGATTTTATCTACTGTACAAAATACTTCAAAAGAAATTGTATCAAAAATAAGACTTGCAAACAACAATCTTCCTAGTTGGTTAAAAGTACCAACAGTTGAAGATAATAGACTATCATTAAAGTTTAAAAATGAATCAAGAGTTCTTGCTGCATCTTCAGCCGCTGATAGCGCACGTGGTTTCAGTGCTTATTTGCTTGTAATGGATGAATGTGCATTTATTGAAAACGCAGAAGAAGTTTGGACATCTGCTCAACAAACAATGGCTACTGGTGGTAGAGCTATTTTGTTGAGTACACCAAACGGTGTAGGTAATTTCTTCCATCAAATGTGGGTTGATGCAGAATCAAAGAAAAATACATTTAAAACAATTAGATTAAAATGGGATAGACATCCAGAAAGAGATCAATCCTGGAGAGATAGACAAACTGCAGAATTGGGTATTAAACGTGCTGCACAAGAATGTGATACTGAATTTTTGTCTTCTGGTAATACGGTTGTTGATACTGCAATTATTGAAAATTATAGACACAATAAATGTAAAAGTCCAGTAGAAATGCGTGGAGGAGATCATGGATATTGGATATGGGATTATCCTGATTATAGTAGAGATTATATAGTTGCTGCGGACGTTGCAAGAGGTGACGGTGCGGATTATAGTGCGTTTCATGTTATTGATGTTGAAACAATGACCCAAGTTGCAGAATATAAAGGACAGATAGGCACTAAAGATTATGGTAATATGTTGGTTAGTGTATCTACTGAGTATAATAATGCTTTATTAATCGTAGAAAATGCAAATATTGGATGGGCAGTATTACAACAAATAATAGATAGACAATATCCAAATACATTCTATAGTAGTGCAGATCTACAATATGTAGATGTAGAAAAACAATTAACAAATAAGATCAATAGAGATGAAAAAAAGATGATTCCTGGATTTACCAACAGCCAAAAAACAAGACCACTATTGATTTCAAAATTGGAAAGTTATTTTAGAGAAAATTTAGTAGAAGTACGTTCAATTAGATTAATTGATGAATTATCAGTATTTATTTGGGATTCAAATAAAGCAACTGCAATGAGAGGATATAATGATGATTTAGTTATGTCATTAAGTATTGGATTGTGGGTAAGAGATACTGCATTAAGACTAAGACAACAAACTATGGATTTAAACAGATCAATGTTGGGCGGAATATCAAGAGCTGGTAGTAGTCAGAACGTATACAAACCACAGTCATTAAAGAGTCAAGAAGCCTGGCAAATGAATGTTGGATTAACAAATGATAAAAAAGAAAATCTAACTTGGTTACTCTAATATACTTATATATATAACTTATGGCAAATGAAGAATTTCAAATATTAAAGCAAAGATCTCTTTACTCCAAGTTAAGAAGACTGTTTTCCACTGATACAATTGTACGTAATGTAGGTGGTAAGAAATTGAAGGTAGTTGATACAGATCAAGCAATGTATGCAACTGACCGTAATACACTTAGAGATCGTTTTAATAGAATCAGAACCAGTGCATATAATCAATACAGCAGAGATTTCACATTAAGTTATCAAGCTGCACGTATTGAATTGTTCCGTGATTATGATACAATGGATATGGACCCTATCATTTCATCTGCACTAGACATTTATGCAGATGAATGCGTCACTAAAAATGAATTGGGTGACATTTTAACAGTTCATTCAGAAGATCAAAACATCAAAGAAATTTTAAATAATTTGTTTTATGACATATTAAATATTGAGTTTAATATGTGGAGTTGGACTAGAAATTTAGTTAAATATGGTGATTTTTATTTGAAGTTATACATTAGTCCTGAATATGGTGTATACTTTGTTGAGCCAATGAGTTCATATAACGTAACCCGTGTAGAAAATAGTGATTTAAATAACAAGAATTATACAAAGTTTCAAGTTAATTTGCCTGAAGGCGGTAAGATTGAAGAACTTGAAAACTATCAAATTGCACATTTTAGATTATTGAGTGACAGTAACTTCTTGCCATATGGTAAGAGCATTATTGAAGGTGGCAGAAGAGTATGGAAACAATTATCATTGATGGAAGACGCAATGTTAATTCACCGTGTAATGCGTGCTCCAGAAAAGAGAGTATTTAAAGTTGATGTTGGTAATATTCCACCACAAGAAGTGGATCAATATATGCAAAAGTTGATGGATAAGATGAAAAAGGTTCCATATATTGATGAGAAGACAGGTGATTATAATTTAAAATTTAATTTACAAAACATGGTAGAAGACTTTTATCTACCAGTACGTGGCAGTGATAGTGGTACTAGTATTGAACCATTGAGTGGTATGGAATTTACTGGCATTGATGATATTCAATATCTTCGTAATAAGATGTTAGCCGCATTAAAGATTCCAAAAGCATTCTTGGGTTATGAAGAAGATTTGAGTGGTAAGGCAACTCTTGCAAGTGAAGACGTAAGATTTGCAAAAACAGTTAATAGAGTACAAAGAATTTTGGTTAGTGAATTAACTAAGATTGCTATCATTCATTTATATGCACAAGGATATAAAGACGCATCACTTGTTAATTTTAGTTTGGAATTGACAAACCCATCAGTAATTTTTGAAAAAGAAAAAGTTGCAATATGG